TCTCGATCTACGATCGTCACCTTGTCCGGCGACAAACGCGTAAGACACTGAGGGTTATCTGGAACAATGTGCCAGGAAAACTTTTCCTCTAAAGTTAAAATCTTAGAGTACCTGACATCAATGACTTCCGATTGGTATTGAAACCACCTCATATAAGCACGCCAACCACCTATCTGTTTCGCAACAGGTTCGTAGCGAAGAGTGCTCGGCTCACTGATTGGAGGGCTATAAACAGACAGAATATCGTCTATGTTTTCGCCCCCAAGCAGCCTCGAGTCCACGTACTTACGTCTTATGCGCAACCACAAGCGTTGAACGCTTGGGTCGCACACCTGCGTTGTTTCGTCATACGCCCATTTTCTGAGCGAGTTGAGGAACCATACTACTCGTTCTATATTGTCAATGGGTGCCCTAATGAAAAAAGGAGATACGTCAACACCATTGTAATAGTGTTTTCCGCATGACTCCCTAAAGGGGCCATCAACAAAGGTTTTGTCTGTGTTGGTTTTGAAGCCACACGCAAACAACACCCATATTAAACGATTAGCTACTTCCGTGGGTACAATAATATCGTCCCCGTAGATAGCTAAGTTGGTTCCAACAACCGGATCAAGACCCGCTTCTTCTATAACCGCTTTCGCAAGAGAGTAGAAGATTAAGGTCTCAAGTCCAAATGTAGCACCGTTACCCATAGTGGAGAATAGGTTCCAGGTTACCATAGAAGGTAAACCTGACGCCTCTGCATTTTTAACGCAGCCCACAGGTACTCGGACAGTATCCAATGCTTCAAACCAATCAGGAGGGATCAGATCCCAAACCAAACGGTATGATATGCTATCAGACGCCGCCGACAGATCTATAGTCGCGAGGGATCCATCACTGGATCCAATCCAAGCAAGAGCCTGGTTTGTCTCTTGATTGTGGAGATCTATTCCAACCCTCAGCAAACGATCATCTAAAGCGAGCCCGAGGGCTTTCTGAAGACACGCGTTCAAGTCGGGTTGTTGTTCGAT